AGCCTAAAAGCCATAAAACTGACATTGTGAACAGACCACTTAAGGTGGCAATTTGCACTGCGCTGGGCTCTAGATCTCCGCTTTCCATGCGCGAGTAAGAGGACTGGCTGATTTCAAGTCTTGCGGCCACGTTCCGTTGAGAAAGGCCACTATTGAGTCGCGCCTGCCTAATGCGAGACGCTACGGCAATACGCCGCTGAGCATGAGGCATTTTGAGCAGGTTCGCCTGATGATTCTCCATTGTTTGATTCTCTGTTGAATCATACTAATGGTTGCGATGCTATTTTGCATAAGATTGTTATATGAGCAATACTTCTTTTCGCTACGACGTAGCGCCGATTGAGAAGTACGAGCTAACCCCTGAGGGTTATTTGCGGCTTCATGCCACAATCGCTCGCACTGGCGTTCAGCATTACTCCAATGCTGATGGCTCAATTCGTCGTGAATATCGTGCCGCTGAAGATGTGGCGCTCCCTGAAAGTCTTGCTTCGTTTGCGGGCAAGAGCGTAACTGACGAGCATCCCCCAGTCTTACTGGATAGCGCCAACACCAAAAACTATCAAAAGGGCTTCACTGGCTCTGAGATTGTTTATGACAATGGTTTTGTCCGGGCAGTTATGACAATTACAGATCAAGAACTGATTGACAAGATTCAACGGGGTGATGCAACGGAAGTTAGTGCAGGCTATCGAGTTTCCTTTGATGCCAACCCTGGCACCACTCCTGATGGTGAACCGTACGACGGTCGCCAAAAGGAAATCATTGGTAATCACGTAGCCGTTGTTAAAACCGGGCGAGCAGGCCCGCAAGTGAAATTGCATCTTGACCGACAGGATGCCGCCGATCCTTCTCTTCTTAATTCTGGAGAATCTCCTATGACTACCGCCAAGGTGGTCTTTGACGGTGCCGACTTTGAAGTGAGCGAGGGCGTTGCCCTTGCCATTGGCAAAGAACGTGCTGATGCAAAGACCTCTTACGAGGCCATGAAAAAGCAGTACGACGAAATGTGTGGCAAAGCCTCCAAACTCAAGGAGGAAATGGATGCCATGGAAAAGGAAATGAAAGGCAAAATGGATGCCGCTGATGGTCGTGCTGATGCCCTCGCTGCTGAAACTGAATCGCTCAAGGCTGAACTGGAAGCGGCCAAGGCCGTGAATGTTGACAGTCTTGTCGAAGAGCGTATTGCCCTGATTGAAAAAGCTAAGCCTGTCCTAGACAGTGCTTATGCCTTTGCTGGCAAGTCCGCTCGTGAAATCATGGTCGATGCCGTTGTGGCAGTTCGTGGTGATTCCATGAACCTGTCCGAACGGTCTGACGATTATGTCCAAGCCGCTTTCGACACCATTTCCGCTGACGACCGCAAGGATTCGTCTACTGGTCCTCTGCGCGATGCCGTGGCTTCTGCTGCGGTGACTGTTGCTCCGGCTCAGTACCGCGAAACGATGGAGAAAGCCTACCTCCGTCCTCTCACTGCTTCTAAAGGAGCCTGACCCATGGCCGTTGCTTTCACTGCGTCTGGCACCCCCACTGCGGGCGGTGTGCAGACTTCCTATCCCCTCGTTCACGACGCTTTTCTTGAAGGCCAACTGGCCGATGCCCGCGACAAGGTGATTGGCTCTTTCGTCAATGAAACCTCTGGCGTAGTAGCTTTCGGCAACCTGCTGGTTTGGAATAGCGGCAGCACTGTTGCTGATTCCGCTCGTACCATTTCCGGCACCACTGGCACCGTGGTCGGCCTGAACATTCTCACCTACGTTGATGAAACTGCCCGTGACGCCAATAGCCGTCCTGGTGTGAAGGATCGTCAACTGATGAACGTTCTGCGTCAAGGTGCTGCTGTGGTTTACGTCCATGGCGCCGTTGATCCTTCGACTGTTGTTCGCGTCATTCACACTGCCTCTGGCGTGCAGTATGCCGGTCAATTCTCGGCTTCTGCCGTTAGTGGCCGCACTGCCACCTTGTCCAATGCTGCCTATCTGTCCAAGACCACTGGTAGTGGACTGGCGGTGCTGGAACTGAATGGCCCCACCTTCACCCTTACCGCCAATACCTGAGGAAACCATGTCTGATTTTCGTATGGATGAGGCGGGACTGTTTCTCCAGCGTCAACTGGAGTACATTCGCCCGCAAGTGTTTGAGACGGCCTATGCCGACATCAAATACCCCACGCTTCTGCCTGTTACCAGTGAGGCTGGCCCCGGCGCTCAACAGTTCACCTATCGGGTGATGGACAGCACTGGCAAGTTCGACTTCATTGCTGACAATGCTGACGATCTGCCTCGTGCTGACGTGAGCCAGGTTGAGAAGTCGATCTACTTCCGTTCCATCGGTGGTTCGTTCGGCTACACCGTGCAAGAACTGCGTGCTGCTCAAATGGCCAATGTGGCTCTTGAGTCGCGTCGTGCTGCCGCGGTTCGTCGTGCCTACGAAGAGAAAGTGGAAGACATTGCCATGTTTGGTGATGTTGCCACTAATCTCACTGGCTTCTTCAACAATCCCACCGTGGATGTTGTGACTGCCGACAAGTGGTTCGACACCGCCAGTGTCACCACCACTGAAATGCTGGAACTGCTGAACTATGGCTCCACCGCCATTGTTAATGGTTCCAACATGAAGGAGCAGCCTGACACGCTGCTTCTGCCTTGGACTGATTATCAAAAGATCAGCTCCACTCGGAACAGTGATTCCAGCGACCTGACCGTCTTGGAATACTTCCTGCGCACCAATCCCTACATCCGCAACATTGAGCCCATCCTGCAACTGGACAGCAGCAAGACTACGGGCAAGCTCAACACTCGCCGGATGGTGTTCTACAAGCGCGATCCCGAGAAGCTCCAACTGCACATTCCGCAGCCCTTGGAACTGTTCCCCCCGCAACCACGCAATCTGCAGTTTGTCGTTCCTGCCCATGCTCGCGTGGGTGGTGTGGCGATTTACTACCCCAAGAGCGTTGTCTACGTGCAACGTAGCGCCTGATCCATGCAAGGGGCGTTAAGCTAATTGGTGACTGTTTCTCCAAAACAATGCTGATTGCCTATCGCCCCGAGCTTGAAAATCCTCCCCGCGAAGGTGGCTTTGGTGTCATTGTTGATCAAGGACTGGTACAACTGGCCCCTGGTCTTAACAAAGATGTTCCTGAACAAGTGTGGCACGCGGCCCGTAATAACACAGAAGTCAAACGATTGATGCGGATTGGGGCTATCGAAGAACTGGTAGAACAGGAAACCATCCAGGAAACCCCCAGTGACCTGAATGTTCTTTCCAATCTGCCGCAAAACGAAGCCCTGCGGACCATTGAACTAATCCATGATGCAGAACTTCTGCTGGAATGGAAAAAGCGCGAAGGTCGTGTCAGGGTGCGTAATGCCATTGTTCGCCGTCGTACTGCCATTGCTGAAGGACGTGCCTAATGGTCACTTACTCCGGGTTCTTGGAGCGGTTTCCTGAGTTCATTCCCCATCCATCGGGAATTGTTCTTGGAGCCATTGACGAAGCCTCAGCAGATGTAGACGAAGGTGTGTTTGGCTCTCAGTCAGACCGTGCCATCAAGCATCTTGCAGCCCATATCATTGCCCTACAACTGGTCCAAATGGGAGCCCAAATCGGCGCCACTGATGGAAAAGTCTATGGCAAGGGGCTAGAGGCCACTCAATACGGTCAAGAGTATCTACGGATGCTCAATAGTTGTTCTTCCACCATTGGTTTTGTTGTGTGAGAGGATGAACGGACTGTCGCCACTGGCAAACGCAACCCTAATTTGGGAAGTAGCTAGTGGCTATGCCTTGGATCCTTTCACTCAAAACTATCGCCCGGTTTCCAGTGGAGTGGTGTACTACGCCACTCTCAAGCAAAAGAACAATCCACGGTATGACTACCTGTTAGGGGCTGATCATACTGCTGTGTATATGGAAGGGCGCTTGACTGGTCCATTGGCACTTTCGGGAGTTAGTGCTGGTGCATCAGCCAAAGCAACAATCAATGGGCGGGAAGGACGATTTGAACTACTGCCAAACGAACATCTTGTTGAACACTACTGGCAGTTTCTAGGACAACCAATCAGGGGAGTGTTTAGACTGATTGGTAAAGGAAGCGTCTTGAACGCTTAACCATTTTCTTCCCCCTTTGTTTTTAAGACAATGCTCTTCCATCCGACTGAACTGGTTAAGAGCCAAGACGTTATCCTGCGTGTTGGCTCCATCACTGGCACTGCCCGTCCTACCATCACTCAATCTGGCGCCACCTTCACCGTTAGTGGCGCTCCCACTCTCTACACGCTCCAGGCTGCTACCACTGCCTCCATTGCTTTCAATGATGGCAACACCGAGTTCTACCTTCTTGGCGGCGGTGGTTTCTCTGATAGCGTCATTGTTACTGCTGGCCTGACTGTTTCTGTCACTTCCTACTTCCAGAAGGATGTTGACGGCGCCACGTTCCTGCCCAATAGCTTTGATGAAGCCTTCCAAGTCATCACCACTGCTCGGTATGACAAGAATGCCGAAGTGTACTTTGAGATGAATAAGGAACTTGGCGCTTCTGGTACCACGTTCTACTATGACCGAGTGGCTGGCATGTCGCGTGTGATGAACTACAACGAAAGCTATCCTGCGGACAACTTGGTCGAGGTGACTTTTGATCTGGTGAGCCGTGCCCGTTATGGCATCCACCAATCTGCCACTAGCTCTGGCAGCATCATTCCGATTGCTCCCAACACCTGATAGCCTTTTCCATTGTTTCTTTGTTAGCCTCCCCATAGTGGGAGGCTTTTTATTGTGACCAATCTTCAACTGCGACAAAAACTAGAGGCCATTCTTAGTTGTCCGCCCAATCTCATTGGCACTTACACGCTTCCCAATGGCCAGACCATTCCAGCGGTTTACATGACTGGCACTCAAGGAGTACCAGCAGACTGGAAAGTGCAGGGGCTGGAGGTGACGATGGAGGAAATGCCAAGGCGGTCGCCAACTGCAGGAGTGGGAATTGTTGTAAGTCGTATGGCGTGGGTGGTGATGCTGGTGAATTACAACGGTGGCACCAATGCCTTGGATCAAGCGGTGAGCCGGCTTGAGCGGGTGTTTCCCGACGCTAGCTTTTCTCCATCGCCCGAAACTGATATTGCCTATGGCCAGTATCGAATTGTCATCCCTGACACTCAAGTGAGGCCAGTGTTGCGGCCATGAAAATGCTGACCAGCGACTGCGGCAACGTATGGCTCTTTAATGTGACAAGAGAAGAGGAGCGATTAGTTGCGGGATTGGCATGTTTTGTCAGTAATTGCCCTGAGCAGGTGATTGTGCAATGGAAAGGCGAAAGGCTAATTATTGGTCTCCCCCATCGTGCCATTTCCAATCCCATGCCATGTCGTGTGCTGAACGCTAGACTTGCGCTGCTTAATTGATTTCCATGAGCCAATACAGCGAGTTTTTCTTGGTCGGCAGTCCAAAGTATGCCTCCATTGCTGGAGCATTGCGACTGCGTAGTTATGGCAGTTGGCTGACAGAAGAACTGTGGCTGCGGGATGCACAAAACAAAAAGCGGGCTGAGTTTTCAATGAAAGCTATCCGCTTGGCTCGTCGTATTGCAGCCAAGCAAGGCATTAGCGAAGATGATGCGTTTGACCTGCTCCAAACGGATGGCCCTGAAAGGCAAGAAGCACTAGGAGATTTCACTGAGGAAGCAGCAGCCCTGTTTGCTCTACTGCCATCGCCTCAGGAGCAATTTGAAGAACTGGTGACTAAGTTCTTCCAGAATCGCGGGGAAGTCAAGAAGGGCACAGAATGGGCCTCTACGCCCGATTGGAGCCGGGAGGATACTGGCAAGCTCACAAAGGTCATGCTTGATGCCGTGGAGGCCTTTATGGCCAAGGAAGAGGGAGCCAGTGAGGCCGAGGCAGAAGAGGACGAAGCCCCAAAGGAACAAGGCTAGAGCGGCTAGAAAAGCACTGTGAAGCCACGTTAGCCCAGTCTACGGATTGGGCTGCTTTGTATTGCCGCATTCAGGCGCTTGCCATTGCTGATCCCATGTTTCATGCGGAAAGGTTTGGCAAGGTGCCAATCCGCTTGTTGCAAATCATGCTGGAACAAGCCAGTACAGAACAGCAAAGGCTAATCAACGCTCATAGTATGAGCACGGCTAAATTAGCAGTGACAGTTGTTGGAGCCCTAGGCGGAAAGACTGCAAGAGCAAAAGTAGATGACTTCTTGCCGTTTGAGCAAGATAAACCAAATGGCATCAGTAGTGAAACCAAAGAAGCCCT